CGGCGCAACAGCCTCTCCTGACGAAATCACAGGCTTCTGGCGCGCCGTCTCGAAAATTACCGAAGAGCAGGGCCTCACCCGCGAAGGCTTCCGCCTCATCAGCAATTCCGGCCCCAATTCCGGGCAGGAAGTCCCCCATTTCCACGTTCACCTGTTCGGCGGCGCTGCCCTTGGCCCCCTGCTGACACAAAAAACTTCCTAAATAGGACTTGCCAAGACCCGAGGGGCCGACTATCAAGCCCCTCGCCTCGTCCCATTCGTCTAGAGGCCTAGGACACCGCCCTCTCACGGCGGCAACAGGGGTTCGAATCCCCTATGGGACGCCAAGGAAAACCGCCAAAAACTGAATTACCCACAATGCGCGTTCTGGTCCAGATGGACCACTACAGGGAAAAGTCATCTGCGATTGAGCGCAGATATGACGGGTCGAATTTGCGATAAACCCGCCGCAACGTGTCCGGATCTGTGGCCAGCCAGTCCGCTGCCTGATCAATCGGCACCTTGTCCATGGCAAACCAAGACGCAACGCTATGCTTCAGGTGATGGGGCGTTGGGCGCCATGTCAGTCCGGCACGCTCGCAAGCCTTGTTGAAAGACCATCGCAACCCATTGGGAATCGGCTTGCCGTGCCAATGGACCACATAGTCGCCATTGCTCAACTTGAACGCCTCTTCCATCTCCTTCCGCAACGCCTTGGTCATGGGAACGATGGCACGGCGCTTGCCAGTCAGTGCGCGGCCTGGCTCCTGAAAGTCGATCAGCCCCGTCTGCCAGTGAACGCGATCCCATGTCAGAGCGAGGATCGATCCCTTCCGCGCACCGGTGTAAATGGCAATGGCCATGAAGGTCCGAACGTGCGGTGTCTCACAGGCGTCGAGTAGCCTCTTAGCTTCGTCCTTTGTCAGGAATCGGTCTCGTGGCGCGCTGTCTCGTGGTGGCTCAATCTCTGGCGGCCGCACAAGAAATTCATCCTTCCATGCACGGCGCAGGCTGGCGCGCAGGACATTGAACTCGCGCCGTAGTGTGCCAGGCGAGACAAGATCAGCTGTAACCTTGCCGCCCTTCTTCTTAAAGCGCGTCGCAGCATACCGGTCCCATTCTCGCTGGTTGATCTGGTCGACACGAAGATGGCCCAGACTCTCATGCAGGGGTATGACCGCCTCTTCCAGCCGCTTGAGCGCTGATACCTTGCCGCGCCTGCTATCCACATAGCGTTTCAGGCAGTCGGCAAAGGTCATTTTGAGGGGAGCCTTTTCAAGCTCCCCCTCGAAGTCAGCTAGCGCCTGGCGAGCGCTCTTCTCGTCCTCAGTGCCTGTCGAAAGTCGCTTCCGCTTTCCTTCTTCCCACCAGACGATACACCATTTCCCGCGTCGTAGTTCGAGGTGCGGCTTGTCGTTCCGTGCGCGGGGCAATGGTAACTCCTGATGTAATCCTGAAAGGCTTCTTCGGTGACGCGGGTATTCTTCGGAATGCGGTAGGCTGCCAGACGTCCGGCCCGGATTGCGCGGCGTACTGTTTCCGGATGTTGGCCAGTCCTATCTGCTACCTCTTGGATGGTGAGATAGCGCTCTAGAATTTCACTCATCACCGTTCCCCTGCATCCATGACTGCTTCTTTCATGAAAACGATCCAGTGTGTTTTCGCCGTCTTCCCGCACCGGTTGCCAAGCAGCGGGAACGCGTCTGTCAGTGCCAATATCTCGCGAACGGAAATCTCGTGTTCGTTCCACTTGAAAATCAGTGTTCCGAATGGCTTCAGCACACGGAAACATTCCTGGAATCCCTGCCGGATATCCTCGCGCCAATCATTCCCAAGTTTCCCGTATTTCTTCGCAAGCCAGCCGCCTGCCCCATTCGACGTAAGGTGCGGAGGATCGAACACGACAAGATGGAACTGCCCATCCGGAAACGGCAACGCCCGAAAGTCCATGACCTGATCCGGAGCGATGACGAGTTTCCGGGTGCCGCCAGAGCTGGACCGGTCCTTCAGCTCATGCATCTCGCTTCGGATATCTCCGAAGACGACCCGTGGATCTGCGCGATCGAAATAGAACATCCGGCTACCGAAGCATGGGTCCAGAACCAGCCGATCCGTATCCGTCCTCCCGCTCATGCCGGGTCTCCTGCGTGGACATGCGGGACAAAATAGCATCGCCGGCTCCGGCCGGTATATCCGCACTCGGAACAGCCGCTACCTTTCCCAGTCGAGGAATAGAAGTCCTCACTATCGGCGCATCCGCTGCATTCAGTGGAAAAGGATACCTGTTCACATAATTCAGGAATCCCCAGATCATCGTCGCGGGGAATGAAGGCCCATGCCTTACGGCGATCCAGACGGAAGCCTGCACGCTTATCGGCTTCCTCCCACGTCATGGCCCGGTCATTGTAGATGATGTTGCCATCTACTACTTCATGACCATTCCGCATGATGACAGAGCCGCTCATGCCGGGTCTCCTGCGGGCTTGCGTGCCTGTGCTTTTTCAAAATCGGCTATGGCTTGCTCGACTCTGATTTCTGCCTTCGTTAGGGCATTGATGCGCTCCTGAGCCAGCAACATAGCTCGCTGCTCGTCTGCAATTTGGATCCGGATGGCGCGGGTGGCAGCATCCATGACATTCTTGTCCATCACTCCCCTCCCTCGCGTGTGAGGGTGGCGCGGATAATAGAGCGCACGCTTTCAAGCCGTTCTGCGTCGATTAGACTGTCTTTGCGGGCAGCATAGTCCACCTTCGCCAAAGCCCCCACCAACACCTTCACCCTCGCCTCCAGCGCGGCGACGTTGGCGGGGTGACTGTAGAGGATACGGGTAGGACAAAGCCTGAACTGCGAATACCGTTCAGGGCTGCAATCAACCCAATACCCACCTATAAAATATTGGTGGCAGGGTATGCTCCCCTCCGCATCCTTCCGGCGCTGTTCTTCTGCGTTCCGGGTCTCGATTTCCTGAACGGTAGCTTCTGCAGCCTTGTTCGCATCTTCTGCACTCATGTTGGCGAGGAAGAGTGTCGTCAGCTCTGCTACCTGCACTTCCCGCGCACGGTATGCTTTTCCCTGTTCTGTCTGGCTCATTTTACTTTGACCTTGGGAGTTTCCCGCTTGATCTGTGCGAGCGTGTTTCGGATGGAACGGACGTCACTGGGGGTGGATGGGCTGAAGACCAGTCCACCTGTTTCATGGGTCCAGCGAAGGTGGCCACCATTCGTGCGGGATGCGGTCCATCCCAGAGCGGCTGCCTGTCTGCGCAGCTGGCGCATGTCAGAGTGAAGGCCGTTCATGCCGCCTGCTCCGCTTCCGGATTGGGAATGTATCGTTCTCCGCAGAAAGGGCAGAAGGTCGGGGTCACGACCTTAGCGCGGCCACTGCGGCTTTCTTTCCGACCCGTATCCCGCCGATTGATGTAAAGAGACGGGCGGGCCTCCAGAGAGTGTTTTCCGGACCGATAGAAAATCGAAATGTCCAGCTGCCCGCCCTGCTGTTCATTCAGCATTGCGTCAACTTCCTCGATGCACTTGCAGGTCATGCGTAGCGGCTCCCGAAGTCTGTCATGTCCACCGAGACCTTGCCGGCAAAGGATGGGGCGGTGACGGTGGCGACCAGGCGGTTGCCCAGATAAATATCGTGGGCGCAGATCGTGCGGCGGCTGTCCTCTTTGGCGCGCTTCTCTGCATCGCGGTATTCGGCAAAGCCCTGGTCCCGCCGTGGATTAGGACGCATTCCAAGCAGGGTGACGCGGAAGAGATCCGGCGATCGGGACGACGCTCTCATGGTGCCTCCTTCGGGCCGAAGCCCTGAAGCCAGCCGTCCGCCTTGGCGATCACAAGCCCGGTGATGATCCCTGCCCTATACAGCGCAACGATCAGCCCGCAGGGCAACAGCACGTCCATGACGTCAGTGGACATCGCGGCCTCCTGGGAAAAGGTCCGTGCAAAAGCGCAGGAAGTTCGAGATCCGCAGATTGCGGGTCTATGGCGCTGAACGCTCGAGCAGATCTTCCAGTGTCTGCGGGCCAGATGAAGCAGGCAGTTCCGGAAAAGGCACAGGATCTGCGGGCCGTGTGGCGTGGAGCAGCTGCACCAGTTCCTCTTCGACGGCCTCGGCCGTCTTTGTGTAAGCCGCGGCGATGCCAGCATTGGGCGCGTCTTCTGCCCGCTGACGGGCATGGACCAGGCACACGCGGCGCTCACGCGCCTTCATCTGGATTGCGACCGGGCGATCGGACAGGAATTCGGCGAAGGACTGGTCAGTATGACCGCGCAGGAGAGGATGAAGCTGGCGCATTATGCTGCTCCCTCTCGACGAGCGCCGGCCGTTTCTGGCGTTTCGCTTTTGCGCGGTCGGCCACCTGCTGCATTCCGGTGTATAGCCCGGTCTCGGTCGGCTCTGGCGTGCTGAATTGCCAGTTCCCACATGGCGCATTCGACGCATTTTCCCAGGGCAAAGCCCATGGCGAAGACGGCAATGGTTTTGAGGATCCGAAAGATCATGCCGCCTCTCCCATGTCGTGGGTCAGCTGGCGGGACGGAGCGCGGCAGCGCCATGTCGTGGCGATGTCACGCATAGCCGTGACGAACGCCCACCGGATTCCGCTCGACAGCATCGCATCACGATGACAGGCGGCATAATCCGCAGACCGATCCCAGTGATCGGCTTCGGCAAGCATGACGAAGGCAGGGACTGGAGCCGAAGACGCAACGTGCTTCAGCTTTAAGAGGCTGTGAAGGCTATCCGGCATGTTGCGGCGCAGGATGAGGTGCGCTTTCGCAACGTCGAAACTGATGACTGTGTGAGACTGGCGCGTCTCACCTGCGGGCAATGACATATCGATCTCCATCGCGTTGGTGCGATAGAGAAGCCTTACCGGCGGTAATGTTTAGCGGCAAGGAAAAACTTACCGGCGGTAAGTTATTTTTTTAGCGCATCTATCATCCGAAGAAGGATTTCTTGGCTTTCTGGTGACAATTGGCGGGCCTTAATAAGAATCGCCTGCTCCTGTCGCGTCTGTGCCTTGACCTCTTCTTCGGGCTCTTCGCCAGTCAGTAGCCAGTTGATCGATTTACCCAATATTTTCAAAAGCGCTGGGACACGCTCCCTCCTGGGCGATGAACGCCCGGATTCATACTGTGTAACGGCATTCTCGCTGACGCCCAACATGGCGGCAAGTTCCGCTTGGGTAAACCCCAAATGTTCTCGTTGTGTTCTTATCCGTTTTCCCATCGCTATCGCAGCTGGAGTCGGCGGATTTTTTCGAGATGGCTTGCGATCAGTCATCAGATCGGCATGGCAGACCTTTCTGGTCCTGCCTTCTTAGTTCTGTTGCATAAAAACCTTACCGGCGGTAAGGGAGAGATATGTGCACGGAAATCCTTTCTCAGATCAGAAGCCGGCGGAACGCAGTCAGGGACATTGCAGCCGCCTGTAATGTAACCACGCAGGCTGTTTCGCAGTGGGAGAGAGTCCCGCGCAAACACCTTGATCCGGTCTCGAAATTGACGGGTTTTCCGGTTGCTCAACTTCGTCCAGACCTCTTTCCTGATAGCAAAGCAGCATGAGCATTTTTCATACCCTGAAGCGTAGGTTGCGCTCACGTCGCTGTCTGCAAGATGCTGTCTCGGCCTCATCTGGCCCTACTGTGACCAGAAGGCCGAGAACATGTGAGGAGACGATCAATCTCCTATCGAGATCCTATCGATCATCTCTTCCGAAATCCGCTTGTATGCCTCATTCAGGTCAAACACCTGGCTGGAGATGTCTTCTCTCCCTTTCTGTAGAAGTTCCTGAGCGACCTTGCTGCGGTTACTATAATCGTTCTGAGAAGCTACACGGAAATCCTCAAGAAATTTCACGGGGCTTTGCGAGTTTTTCAAGCAAGCGAAGAATAGCGTGTGCAAAACTTCTATCGTGGCTCGGGATTCTGCCTGTAGTTCTTCAATATCAGTTTCGACAGTCATCAGAATCGTCTCCTGTTTGTTGTTGCAAACACAGGATGGACGATTGTGGCCGGGGGCGCGAGTCTTCGGCCACAGCGCAGGGAGACTGCGCATGACGCTGCTTTCCCGCATCAAGACTGCCACCCAGATGGCCGTCAAAGCCATTGGTGGCGTGGATCCTGCGGCCGAGGCTTCCCGCGTCAGCCGTGCCCGGATCTCCGAGTATCAAAAGCGGCATAGCACCTCGGTCATTCCGGTCGACGTTGCCGTAGCGCTGGACGAGTATGCCCAGGAGCCGCTGATTCTGACAGTCATGGCCCAGCATCTCGGTTATGTCCTGGTGCCAATCCATGTCGGTGAAGGCCAGATTCCGGAAAGCATGGAGGCCGTTGCGCGGCGGTCTGGCGACACGATGGCGACCACTATGCGCATCATGGCAGACGGTGTCATCGATGACGGTGAGGCCATCGAGTTGGAAGCGGATCTCTGCAAGCTCCAGACGGCCGTGAGCCACGGTCTCCGCGCCGTTCGTGCCCGTATCAAGACGGGAGGGACACCATGACGTTCCAGGCCCCTGCCACGTTCGATCGTGATGACATTCCGGCCATGGCCTTTCTGAAGGTTCTGCCGGCCGAACAGCGCGGTGTGTTTCACTCGCTGATGGATGCCCTGAAGTCTGCCCGTGACGTGGTGTTCCGCGTTGGTGGCCGGGCGCTGGATGATGCCCAGGTGGCGCAACTGGCGTGCGAGAACGTCGAGGTGATGCGTCGTGTGCTGCCGGAACTCGAGCTGACACGCTTCATGCTTCGTGACGAGGATGGTGCGCTGTATAGCCCGCACCTGGTTGAGCGGCAGATCCGGCGTGCAGAACGTGCTGCGGCCCGTGCCGAGCAGCAGCGCAGGCTGGAAGAGTTCCAGGCGCGTCAGGAGGCCGGAGAATTCGCTCCTGGTGCGAGTGTAAAGGCGATGACGTCCCGCGCGAATGCCGCCAAGGGTGGGCGCCCACGCAAGAATGAGACGCCAGAGCAGGCTCGGGCACGTCGGGAGCGTGAAGCGACGGAACAGCGGGAAATGCGCCTGCTGACGACTGTGACCGGTGGCCGTATTTCCGAAACCGAAAACCAAAACCAGTTTTCAAAACCGGTTTTGGTTTCGGGGGATTTAGGTTTTGAAACCGGTTTCGAGGTTTCCGTAGATCTAGAATCAGAGAAAGATATATCCCTTCTAAATTCTAAATCTATGAAACCGGCAGAAACCCAAACCGACAAACCGGTTCTGGAGATCGCAGAGAGCCTGATTTCCCAGACCGTTGCCCGTGTCCTCAAGATCGGGCGTCTGCCAGAAGGTCAGGCCGGGTTTGCCAAAAGCATCTGCGGCCGTTTCCTTCGGCAGGGTGTTCCGGCCGACGTGCTGGTCGAAGCTGTAAAGCAGCATGCAGAGAAAATGGCCCTGAATGGCGATACTGCCAACCGGATGGGGGCTTTCTGTAAACCCATCGAGCGGTTCTGGGCCGATCATCAGGCCGGGGTGTCAACTGCTCCAGAGCCTGAACCGGTTGCGCGTGAGGCCTGGGAAGATCAGGCAAACGCTGCCTTTGCCAGGGCGCAGGAAATCTGGAACGAGGCATTCCGCGAAAAACGGGATTTCTCGGCCGTGCAACGCGCCTGGCCGGATCTGGCGCAGGCCCATAGTCTGCCGGACTGCCCGTATGAGCGATCCGCTTATCTGGACTGGTACCGCCCGCAGGAGCAGGCAGCATGAGGGCTTCGGGGTACGAACGGCACACGGATGACTGGTATATCGAGCCGGCCTGGGCAGTGGATGCACTGCTTCAGGCCGAACGGCCGTTTAACGAGCTTGTGTCAGATCCATGTTGCGGCAGCGGGAACATCCCGGATCGTCTCGAGGCGCATGGCGTCAAAGCCATTGGGTCAGATCGTGTGGACCGTGCTGGCGGGAAGTACGTCGTGGCTGATTTCCAAGCCGCGCTTTCCATGGTGGCGCCGGCAAGCATTGTCAGCAATCCGCCCTATGGCGTTGCCCAGACATTCGTCGAGGAAGCATTGAGGCAGACCACTGACCGGGTGGCTGTATTGCTCCGGCTTGCCTTCCTAGAGGGCGTTGCGCGTGGCGAATGGTTCAAGACCGTGCCCTTGGCCCGCGTCTGGGTGTCCAGTCGGCGCATGTCGATGCCGCCTGGAGGATCTGGCGTGAAGGCCAAGAATGGTACGGTCGCGTTCGCCTGGTTTGTTTTCGAGCATGGCCACAGCGGTGCGCCTGCTATTGGCTGGATCTGACGCATGATTTTCCGTCGCGCCCTTGCCCGCCTCACCTATTCCGAATTCGACACTGTCTGCCTCGAACGCGACCAGGCGCGACAGCGCGCCGCCACCATGGAGAAGACAGTGGCGAACCAAGCCCTGGAGATTGTCACGCTCCAGGCCCGTCTAGCGCGGTTCACATCGAACCGGGACGACAACGGCCGATTTTGTAAGCGCAACCCCACATGACGTGGAATGCAAATGACTATTGCCGCTGAGGCGACTCAAGAAGTTCGAGAAGACATTGTCCCGCTTGTCGGGGCTTGGAATAACCGTTTCACCTTTACTGAACTGGACTTAGGAAAAAACAGATCAATTGAAGTCATCCGACGCGGTGTTGGGCTGTATAGCCTTCTCCGGAGTGGGAAGATCACTCAACACCATGTAAACGCTGCCGAACGATGGGCGCGGGATTTCGAAACTGGCATTATGGGAGCGGCCGACCCAGAAAGGCGCTCAACCGGGCAAGGAACGCTGGAAGATATGCTCCTGGCGCGATCCGCGGCAGTGGCGCGCTGTGAGGGCATACGCCGGACCTTGGGGCGATATGCTGCCGATCTGCTTGTTCTTCTGGTGTTGGACGGGCTGTCCATTGCGAAGATCGCGGAACTGTACGGGAAGAATCGTCAAGGCATGACTGGTGCAGTGGAGCTGCTGCTCGAGCAAGTCGCAGATTATTATGATACGAACTGAGAGGGTCTTTACGAAGTAGGTTGTGAAAATGGCGGGCGGCGGCTTTTGGCAAATTCCAGATTGGAATCTTGAAGGTGTACTAGGTTTTTTCTGGGATCTGGCAAAAGCGGCCGTGCCGGCCGGCGTCGCTTGGGTGGCTTATAAGGTTTCTGTTGAAGCAAAGGAGGCAACGCAAGCTCAAAAAGATATTGCCGCAAACCAGTATTTAATAAGCCTCTATGATGTCAGAAGATCGTCTTTATCAAAACTTACAACATGGCTGAAATCGAATGAAAACAAAACCTTGGGAAAACTTGATAGAAACTCTGATATACCTGACATAATACAAGAGATAAAAGAAACTTACTGCATAGAATTAAATGTCAGGGATATAGATAAGAAAATATCAGGTATCCTGGCAGAAGAACTCCAAGCTTCTGCGCTTGATGATCTGGCGGAACGGGAGCATTGCCCTTGGTCAGCGGCGGCAAAAGATCTCATCGCTGAGGCAGCACGTCATCGAGCGCTCCATGCTGATTTACAAAGATTATTTGTCGATGATCTCGAGAACATAGTTTTGGAATGCAGGGCTAAATTGAAGGTTCCAGATCAGCCTTATCGTTCATAGATTTCTATTGACCTGAAACAGGAACGGATAGTAAACATCTAGGCTCTACGAAGGCGTGCGACCATTGAAGGTCCACGCCTTTTTTATTGGCGTTTTCGCCTCCCTGCCAAAAGCGAATCAGAAATGCGGACACTCGCACCTGCGAGCGCAGGCGACGTGTGCCGTCGCGGCGCGCAGCACTTCCTTGTGCTTGCGGTCGAGGGAAAACGGGCGCTTTGCGTGCCCGTCATCTTCAACCGCACATTCATTCATGGGGCGGACGTTTCGCTATGGGACAGCCGCCGCGAAAAATCGCTCCAGCTTTCGGGGACGACTGTCGTCCGCTGCACAGACCATCGCTGGCATCGCAACGGATGGGACAGTCGCATCATGCAGGCTACGCCCGCATCCATGCGAAAAATCCTCGCCAGCTTATGCCGGGATCTCGAAGCCCAGGCGATCGAGGCCGGTCAGCCAGGATTGTACCAATCCGTTCTGGCACGCGGTCCCAAACTGGGTGACCGAGGGCGCAAGAAGGGTGGTTCGCCATCTGACTGATAGGCGCGAAAAGCGGCGCGATAACCCGGAGTTATCTGACAAGCCTATCAGGACAGAGTGTCAGATAACCCACCGGGAGGGGTAAGAACCCGTCAGATAATCACAGTTATCTGACGGTTTTTCAGGGTATCCGCAGGACCGGAAACCTTTATAAATCAATGACTTGTCGGAGAACTGGGCCAATGGCACCAGCAACGGACGCGAAAAGGCCCCGTATCTCTGATGACGATCGCCTCGTGAATATGTGGCTTCACAACCGCTCCGCGAACACGGCCCGC